AGTATGAGAGCCAGCCGGAGGACGCGCTGTTTGTGAGCAGCCTTTTGGATATGCGCACCCCCGGCGGGCGGGGCAAGGACAAAAAAGACGGTGCCAACCAAACCATGGGTATGTACAGCAAGGACAGCGCCTTTGCACGGGTGCTGAAATTGCAGGATGCCCTCTACAAGGTGCAGGGCCGCATCGCAAAGATCGCGGACAGCCTGCGGGCTTTGGAGGAGAACGAGAAGCGCCTGGAACTGGAAAAGAAGCGGCTGGAAATCCTGCGTATGCGGGCGACGGGCGTGGTGGAGACACCGGACCCGGAGACCGGCGAGGACGCGGTGGAGCTTTGGCCGGAGGGAACGGAGGATGCAGATGGACCCGAAACGGTTTGAAAACACATACACCTATCACGCGCCGAAGGGCGACCAGACGGCGCGCTATGAAAAGCTGAGGGCCAAGGCGCGGGAGCTGGCGGAGCTAATCGAGACGTGCTGCCCGGACAGCCGGGAAAAGAGCCTGGCGCACACGAAGGTGGAGGAAGCGACTATGTGGGCCAACGCCGCCATCGCAAGAAACGAGTGACGCCATGCGCCTGTACACGAGCAAGGTGATCGCCGACTGGCTGGGCCTGACGGAGCGGCGGGTGCGCCAGCTCCGGGACGAGGGCATCATCGAGGAGCAGGCACCGGGCCTCTATGACCTGCGCGCCACTACGCGGCGGTACATCTCCTACCTGCGGAGCGGGAGCCTTGCCGACGAGCGGGCGGGCCTGACCCGCGCCAAGCGGGAGGCGGCGGAGATGGAAAATGCGCTGCGGCGCGGCGAGCTGCACCGGACGGAGGAGATCGAGAGCGGCATCAAGACGATGCTTTTGAATATTCGCGGGCGTTTCCTCTCCCTGCCTGCGAAGCTGTCCCCGGCTCTGGCGGCCATGGGCGGAGACCAGGCCAGCATCTTCGACGAGCTGAAACACGCCATTGACGAGACGCTTGAGGAACTGCGGGACTTCAACGTGGCCTTTGCACAAGAGGAGGACGGGGATGGAGAAAAAGAAGAATAAGGACCCATGCGCGGGCTGCGTATGGAAACTGTGGACGGGCACGAGCGAGAAGGTGCTGTGCTCCCTCCCCGTATGCAAGCGCGCCGAGTATGAGCGGATGATGCGGGGCGAGAAGGAGCCGGACCATGAAGAAAAAGCGCCGGACGATTGAGCTTGCCCAGCAGACGGCGGAGATGTTCGCCAGATGTGTGGCGGTGCTGAAACCGCCGCCTGAGCTGACGCTATCCCAGTGGGCGGACACCTACCGGATGCTGAGTGCGGAGAACAGCGCCACGCCGGGCCGGTGGCATACGGACAACGCGCCGTATCAGCGGGAGATCATGGACGCCATCGGCGACCAGCACGTGCGCAAGGTCGTGGTCATGTCCGCCGCGCAGATCGGCAAGACGGCCATGCTGATGAATATGCTCGGCTACTATATGCACTACTATCCCGCGCCGGTGCTGGTGATGCAGCCGACCCTCGAAATGGGCCAGACGTTCAGCAAGGACTTCCTGGCTCCCATGATACGGGATACGCCGGTGCTGCGGGTGCTGGTAGACACCAAGAGCCGCTATTCCGGCAACACGATCTTGAAGAAGAACTTTCCGGGCGGACACGTGACGATCATCGGCGCGAACAGCCCGGCGAGCCTTGCCAGCCGACCGATCAAGGTACTGCTGTGCGACGAGGTGGACCGCTACCCGGCCAGCGCCGGAACAGAGGGCGACCCGCTGCTCCTGGCGCAGAAGCGCCAAACGACCTTTTGGGACAAGAAGACCGTTATCGTATCGACACCGACCATCAAGGGAAGCAGCCGCATCGAGACGGAGTTCCAGGAGACGACGCGGGAGGAATGGAACGTACCGTGCCCGAAGTGCGGGCATTATCAGCCCCTTCGTTGGGCCAACATCGTATTCGACCGGCACGACCTGAAAAAGGGCGTGCGCCACAAGTGCGAGCGCTGCGGGCGCGAAAGCAGTGAATACGCCTGGAAGGCCCAGGAGATCAAGGGGCATTTCGTGGCGGCAAATCCGGGCGCGGCGGCGCGGGGCTTCCACCTGAACACGCTGGCCTCCACCTTCTGCGGGTGGCAGGAGGTCGTGGAGAAGTTCCTGCTTGCCAAGGAGATGCTGGACCAGGGCGACCCGGAGAAGATGAAAACATGGGTGAACACAGAGCTGGGCGAGACCTGGGAGGAGCCGGGCGAGCGGCTGGAAGACACCGAACTGGTGAACCGCCGAGAGGTATACGACGCCCAGGTGCCGGAGGATGTGCTGGTGCTGACGGCAGGCGTGGACGTTCAGGACGACCGCTTCGAGGTGGAAGTCGTAGGCTGGGGCGTCGGCAAGGAGAGCTGGGGCATCCGCTACCAGAAGATATACGGCGATATGCTCAAGGAACAGGTGTGGCGCGATCTGGACGCCTTCCTGACGGCGACGTTCAGTAAGAAGGACGGGACGCAGCTTCCCATCCTGTGCACCTGCATCGACAGCGGAGGCCACCACACCGATCAGGTCTACCGCTTCACCAAGGAGCGCTACGAGCGGCGCATCTTTGCCATCAAGGGCAAAGGCGGCCAGGAGGTGCCATATATCCGCAACCCGTCCACGAACAACCGCGTGAAGACACCGCTGTTTGTTTTGGGCGTAGACGCGGGCAAGGCGTTGGTGTATCAGCGCCTCAAGCACGAGCCGCCGGAGCGGAAGGGGCCGAACTACTGCCACTTCCCGCTGAACGAGGAGGCCGGATACGACGAGCAATACTTCCGGGGCCTGACCAGCGAGAAGGCCGTGGTGCGGTTCCGCAAGGGGCGGAGCGTGACGGTGTGGGAGATCAAGGACGCGAGCTACAAGCGAAACGAGCCGCTTGACCTGCGCAACTACGCCACCGCTGCCTTAGAGATCGCAAACCCGGTGCTGAAAGGACCGGAGGAGACGGAGACAGAGCGGCGGCAGAGGGCAACCGGAAGACGCCGCCTGAGTGGAGGTATTTAACATGGCAGTTTTCAGCAAGGAGCTGTGCTCCAAGAAACTGAATACATGGCTGGCGGCGGAGGAAGCCGTGGCGACCGGCCAGAGCTATCAGATCGGGACCCGTATGCTGACGAGAGCCGACCTGAAACAAATCCGGGCGCAAATGGAATACTGGGCGGCGAAGCTGGCAGAGGCCGAAGCCGCTGAGACGACCGGCGGCAGAAACCGCCTGTACCATTTCGTACCCCGTGATGTGTGAGGAGGGCGGCCATGGCAAGGAACTTTATTGACCGCTGCTTCGAGGCCGTGGCCCCGGTCCATGCGGTGCGCAGGAGCGCCGCGCGGACGGCGCTGCAATTTCTGAACAGCGGATACGGCAACTACGGCGCGAACCTGACAAAAAAGAGTATGCGCGGCTGGGAATACCACGGCGGCAGCTCCAAGGAGGACATCGAGGACAACATCGACGTGCTGCGCCAGAGGAGCCGCGACGCCTACATGGGCGTGCCGGTGGCGGCCTCGGCTCTGAAAACGCTGCGCACGAACGTGGTGGCGGGCGGCCTGATGCCTGCGCCGCAGATCGACGGCGCGTTTTTGGGCCTGTCGGCAGAGCAGACGGAGGAGCTGCAGGAGAAGATCATCCGGGAGTTCTCCTTGTGGGCGGACACGCCGGAGTGCGACATGGACGGGCTGGGCAATTTCTACAAGCTGCAACAGCTTGCCTACCTGGGATACCTGATGAATGGCGACGCATTCGCGGCGTTGCCTATGTGCGAGCAGGTCGGCCAGCCCTACGGCCTGCGTGTGCGCGTGATGGAGGCGGACCGTATTTGCAGCCCGGACGGCTACGACCGGCTGGCTCCGTGCACGGTGCGAGGCTATGAGGTCCACAACATCGTACAGGGCGTGGAGACCAATGCGGAGGGCCGCGTGGTGGCCTACTGGGTGTGCAACCGGCATCCCCTTTCCGACACATCCATGCTGGGCAGCGGCCTGGAATGGACGCGCGTGGAGGCGCGCGGCGAGCTGACCGGACGGCGGAACATCGTCCATGTGATCACACGGGAGCGAGCGGGCCAGCTACGCGGCGTGCCTGTTCTGGCCCCGGTGCTGGAAGCACTCAAGCAGTTGGGACGGTACACGGAGGCGGAGATCAACGCGGCGGTCATTTCCGCCATGTTCACGGTGTTCGTGCAGCCAGCCACGGCGACGGATGATCGCCCGTTCGGCGAGATGCTGCCGGAGAATATGCTGATCGACGCAGAGGACCAGGGCAGTGTGGAGCTGGGCAACGGCGCTATCGTGGGATTGAACCCCGGCGAAACCGTATCCTTCGCGGACCCGAAGCACCCAAACGCCGGATACGACAAGTTCACGGAGGCCATGATCAAGCAGATCGGCGCGGCGCTGGAAATCCCGCCGGAGGTCATTTCCAAGCAGTTCTCCACCAGCTACAGCGCGGCACGCGGTGCACTGAATGAGTTCTGGCGCTCCTGCGATGTGCAGCGCGACGACTTTGTGGACAGTTTTTGTCAGCCAATCTATGAGGAGTGGCTGGCGGAGGCCGTGGCGCGGAACCGCATCAAGGCTCCGGGCTTCTTCCAGGACCCGGCCATCCGCAAGGCTTATAGCGGGTGCGCGTGGCCCGGCCCGGCCAGAACGAGCCTGAACCCTGTGCAGGAAATCAGCGCGGCGACGAAGCGCGTGGAGGCCGGTTTCTCCACCGCGCAGGAGGAGACCGCGCAAATGACCGGCGGAAATTATAACCGCAACATCCGCCAGAGAGTAGCGGAGGCCAAGAGAAAGCGGGAGGTGGACGAGATCGTGGACCCGTCCAGCGCCGCGAGCGAAGGAGGAAATGGAAATGCCTAAACCGTTTTGGAAGTTTCAGAATGTGGCCGGAGGCAGAGCGGAGCTGCTGCTGTATGGTGACATTTCAGACAGTACGTGGTGGGGCGACGAGGTAACGCCCAAGCAGTTCGCGGAGGACCTGGACAAGCTGGGAGCCGTGAGCGAGATCACGGTGCGCATCAACAGCGGCGGCGGAGACGTTTTTGCCGCGCAGACCATCGGCAATCTGCTCGAACAGCACCCTGCGAACGTGGTGGCCCGCATCGACGGGCTGTGCGCCAGTTCCGCGACCATCGTGGCCTGCCACTGTGACCGCGTTGTGGCGGCCAACGACAGCACCTACATGGTCCACCCGGTCCGGCTGGGCCTGCTGGGCTACTACGACGCCACGACCATGCAGCAGTATTTGAACGCGCTGGACACCATCAAGGAGAACATCATCAGCCTGTACGCGAAGAAGACGGGCCGGGACAAGGAAGAAGTGACCGGCTGGATGGACGCGACGAGCTGGTGGACAGGCCAGGAGGCCAAGGACAACGGCTTTGTGGACGAGCTTGTGGAGGATGTGGAAACGCCGGTGGTGGAAAACCGCGACGGCGTTTTGTTCGTGAACAGCGTGAATATGCACCTGCCTTTCGACAAGGCACCCACCTTCATGCAGAACAGTTTGGCAGCACCCACCGCCGCCGGACGTTTTGTAAATAAACCCGGAGCCATGAAACCGGGAGTACAACACGAGGAGGTACAGAACATGGAAATCAAGACTGCGGACGACCTGCGCCAGGCTTATCCTGCGCTGGTTGACCAAATCGAGCAGGCGGCGGCTGATCGTGCGACCAACGAGGAGCGCGAGCGCATCCGCGACATCGAGGAGATGGCCCTGCCGGGCAGCGAGGAGATCACCGCCGAGGCGAAGTTCACCAAGCCCGTCAGCGCCAGCGACTACGCCAAGGCCGCCATGAAGCGCGCCAAGGAGCAGGGCAACGAGTATCTGAACAACGCGAAGACCGACGCCAAGAACAGCGGAGCGGGCACTGTGGAGAACACGCCCCCTGCCGGTAAGACGGACGAGTTCCTGGACGCCATCAAGAGCGTGGGCCAGAACGCGCAGAAGAAGTAAGGGAGGGCAAAAGCATGAGCATGGATTTGGCAAGAAAGACTTTTTCCTGCGAGCCTGAGTATTTCATCGCAGGCACCAACATCCGCATCGCCACGGCGGTGAAGGAAGCGGGCGCTGACCTGAGCGCCCATACCCCCGTCCTTCTGGCGGAGGGCAAGGTCACTCCCGTGGCTGAGGCTGCGAAGCTGACCGGCCTGTACGGCGTGACCGCCGAAGCCGCCAGGAGCGGCGAGGAAGCCATCATCTACCTTTCCGGCGAGTTCTTCGCTGATGCGCTGGTCCTGCCTGCGGGCATGACTGCCGCTGATGTGGAGGTCCCGCTGCGCAACCTCGGCATCTACTTGAAGTAAGGAGGAAACAGAGATATGCCTAACGAAGTGAATATCTATACCCCCCGCTATCTGGCGGAGGTCGTGAGACAGGCACCGCCTATCCACACTTATTTCCGCGACACCTTTTTCACCAACATCAAGACATTCTCCACCGAGCGCGTGGACATTGACCTGGTGAAGGGCGACCGCCGCATGGCCGCCTTCGTACATCCCCGCGTCGGCGGGCAGGTGCTCAAGGCCAACGGCTTTAGCACCGAGAGCTACAAGCCGCCCCTGATCAACCCCTACGACGTGACCACGGCAGACCAGCACATGACCCGCCTGCCCGGCGAGGACCTGTACAGCGGCATGACCCCGGCCCAGCGCGCGGCCCGCAAGCTGATGGACGAGTACAACCGCCTGAACGACGCAACCACGCGCCGCGAGGAGTGGATGTGCGTGCAGGCCATCGTCACCGGCCAAATCCCCATCGTCGGCCCCGGCGTGAACGAGGTGATCGACTTCGGCTTCACCAACAAGATCAAGCTGGACGGCACGAAGCAGTGGGGCAAGACTGCTGCCAAGCCCATCGAGGACCTGGAAGACTGGACCGAGAAGGTGCTGACCGGCGGCTTCACCAACGTGGACCGCGTGATCATGGGCAAGGCTGCTCTGCGCGCCTTCGTCAACGACGAGAAGGTGCAGAAGCTCCTTGACAACCGCCGCATCAACATCGGCGGCTACGACCCCCGCGACCTGCCTAACGGCGTGAAGTATTACGGCCATCTGACCAGCCCGAACATCGACCTGTATACCTACGGCGAGGTGTATCTGGACGACTGGACCGACCCTGAGACCCCGGCTGTGAAGCCTCTGGTCCCGGAGAACGTGGTCATTCTGATCTCCGGCCAGTCGAACTTCATGCTGGCCTACGGTGCGTGCACCTACATTGAGGACGGCACGCAGCAGTGGGTGACGGCGGAGACCAGCCGCCTGCTCCGCAGCTACGTGGAGCACCACCCCGACCGCCGCATGGTGGAGCTGCAGGCCCATCCGCTGCCTATCCCCGACAAGGTGGATAGCTGGCTGGTGGCCGAAGTGTGCTGAGATGGCACTGTTCGAGCTGAAACAGGACTATGGGAATGAGGCGGAGGGGCTGCCCCCTCCGCCTACGTTCAAGGACTGCGCGGCGGCGGACATCGACACCGTGTTCTTCAACGGCAACGAGCACGCCGACCGGCACATCATCGACGGCAAGGACGTTCTTGTGGTGATCGTGGAAGGCGGCACGCGGGAGCATAATTCACACTGGGAGGCGGGAGCCAAGCAGAACTTCGACACCGGACTGTACAAGGCGCACACCATCCTGTACATCCGCACGGAGGACTACGGGCCGAAGCCGAAGGTGGGAAAGCCGCTGGTGATGGACGCCGGGACGGACCATAAGCGCACCTTCGACATTATGAAGTGCGAGGAGGAGTGCGGGGTCTTCCGCATGACGTTACAGAGGACGAGACAATGAGCAACGTGCGATATAACGCGGGGACCATGACCATCGAGGTCGATGGTCTGGACGATGTGAGCGCGGTGCTGGGCGACCTGCGGAAGAAGACCCCGGCGGTGGCGAAGGTCGCCATCAACGCCACGGCCCGGCAGGCCCGCAAGCTGATGATCGCGGAGGCGAAGGCCCGGTACGCGGTGAACAGCGCGGGCAAGCGGCACCTGAGCGACTTGGTGCAACGAAAGAAGGCCAGCAACAGCAGCTTGAGCGCGGAGCTGCGCATCGCAAGCTACCGCAACGACCTGGGCTATTTCCAGACCAGACCGAACCGCCCCTTCATGGGGCATGACGTGGCGCAGGCCCCGGAGTATTTCACGGCCCGCGTGCTGAAAACCTCCCCAATGAAGCCGCTGACCGGCAAGGGCCGGTTAAGCAAGGGCTTCCTGGTGGAGTTCAAGAGCGGGCACGTGGGCATGGTGCAGCGCATCGTGGGCACGGGGCGCTTCCACTACACCGTGCGCAGCGGCGCACCGAGCACCAGCGACAAGATGCAGACCATGGGCAGCCCCAGTGCGGCGGCGATGCACTCGACCATCTGGCCGGAAGTGGAGCCGGAGGTGGAGCTGTTCCTGGCGGCAAAGCTGACCGAGCGGGCCGAGCAGGTCTTAGCACGGGCAAAGAGAAAGGCGTGAGGGTATGAAAGAAACGATGAAAGTGGGCATCGGCCAAACGCCGCAGCTCTGCCAGGATGCATTGATCGAGATGCTGCGCGAGCTGTTCGCCGGAAAGAAGTACAACGGCCAGGAGGGGCGGAAGCCGCTTGCGATCTTCAAGCAGGACCTTCCCATCCCGGAGGAGAACGACGTGGACGCCGACACCGACGTGGCGCACGCGCCCTACATCGTGGTACGCATGACCGGCGGAGAGATCGCGGACGATAAAAGCCCGCAGACGGTGGAGTTCAGCCTGATCATCTGCGCCTATGACACCGGCATCGAGCGGGCGGGCTTTCAGGATGTTGCCAACATCAAGGAAGACATCGTGCAGAGAGCGTGCACTGCGCCGTACTTCGGCGGAGCCTTCACCATCCTAAAGCCTATCGCCTGGGCCTTGCAGCAGGACGACACAGCCCCGTATTACTACGGAGCTGTGACCATGAACTGTACAGCTCCGGCCATGACCCAAGACACCGAATTGGAGGGACTGCTATGAGCAAGAAAACAGAACCCCGCGCGGCGGATATGGCCGCGCCTATGAGCGAAGCCGCTGCGGCGGCGGAGGTCAAGACTGCCGTTCCTATGGAGCGGGAAGCAAAGACCGGCCCCGTCGTCTACTGCGGCCCCAGCGTGCGCGGCGTCGCCAGACAGTACACCGTGTACGCGGGCACCATTCCTGCCGCGCTGGCAGACTTCATTCAGGCCCACCCAGCGGCCAAGGGGCTGCTGGTGAGCGTGGGCCGTTTCGCTCAGGTGAGAAGCAACCTGGGCCGGAGCGGGACGGCGGAGGCTATCCTGTTCCAGAAAATCAAATCCGAATTGTAAGAAGGAGGAAAGAACGTATGTATCGACATGGCATTTACGTCAGCGAGCAGGAAACCAGCATGATCGCTCCGCTGAACGGAACAGCCGGTTTGCAGGTCGTGATCGGGACTGCCCCGGTGCACCTGCTGGCGGACCCGGCTGCGGCCATCAATAAGCCTCTGCTGGTATACAGCAAGGCGGAAGCCATCGCTGCCGTTGGGTACAGCGACGACTTTGCGAGTTTCACCCTCTGCGAAGCGATCTCCGCTTCGTTCGCGGTGGTGAACGTGGCCCCCCTGGTGCTGATCAATGTGCTGGACCCGGCCAAGCACTCCGCCGAGATGGAGGAGAAGACCGTGCAGATCAATAGCGGAATGGCCGTTGTGGAGGAGACGGGCGTGCTCCTGAGCACTCTGGTGGTGAAAAACGGTGAGGAGACGCTGACCGCCGAGGAGGATTACACCGCCGTTTATAACGCCGACGGCACCGTGAGCATCGTCCTGATCGAGGGCGGAAAGGCCAACGGCGCGACCAACCTGACCGTTTCCGGCAAGAAGGTGGACGCCAGCAAAGTGACCGCTGCCGACATTGTGGGCGGCGTGGACGCGGCCACCGGCGCGGAGACCGGCCTGGAAGTCGTGCGCCAGGTCTACCCCAAGCTGGGCATGACCCCCGGCATCCTGACGGCTCCCCGTTTCAGCGCCAACGCCACCGTGAGCGCGGCCATGCAGGCGAAGACGAAGGAGATCAATGGCGTATTCAAGTGCGTGTGCATCGCGGACGTGGACAGCGGCGCGGACGGCGCGCGCAAGTACACGGACGTGAAGGAGCAGAAGGAGCGCCAGGCTTTGACCGACCCGAACGCTTACGGCGTGTGGGGCTACGGCAAGGTGGGCGACGTGATGTACAGCGGCTCCGCCCTGGCCTCTGCCCTGACCGCCCACACCGACGCGGCCAGCGACGACATCCCCAGCAACCCCGGCAATAAGACCATCGCCATCAGCGCTATGTGCCTTGCCGACGGCACCGAGGTCCTGCTGGACCAGGACCAGGCCAACGTAGTCAACAGCTACGGCGTGGCGACCTGGCTGAACATGAACGGCTTCCGCCTGTGGGGCAACCGCACCTGCGCCTACCCCGGCAACACGGACCCGAAGGACAGCTTTTTCTCCTGCCGCCGCTACATGAGCTGGCGCGCCAACAGCTTCATTCTGACGTATTTCCAGAAGGTGGACAGCCCTCTGAACAAGCGCCTGATCGAAGCCATCGTAGACAGCGAGAACGTGCGCGGCAACGGGTATGTCGCCATGGGCGTCGCCGCAAGGGACGAGATCGTGTACAACGAGGACGAGAACCCCGTCACCGATCTGATGAACGGCAAGATCACCTTCCACCAGTACATGACCCCGTACACCCCGGCGGAGGACATCGAGGACATCATCGAGTTCGACCCCGACGCGCTGGTAAGCGCACTGAGCTGATAAGGGAGGTACGAAAACATGAGCATCAGCAACAACTACATCCCTGAGAAGATCAACGACTTCAACACCTATCTGGACGGAAACAAGATGATCGGCGTAGCTGCGTCTGTTACTCTGCCGGAGGTGAAGATGAAGACCAGCACTGTCTCCGGCGCTGGCATCAACGGCGAGATCGACAGCCCCACCATCGGCCAGTTCGAGAGCATGGAGCAGGAGATCGACTTCAATGTGCTGTACAGCAGCGCCATGGATATGCTTTCTCCCCTGTCCGTGGTGAACCTGACGCTGCGCGCCGCCCAGCAGGTCTACGACAAGACCGGCGGATACGCCTTCAAGGGCCTGCGCGTGGTGGAGATGGGCCGCGTGAAGACCTTCAACCCCGGCAAGGTGGAGAAGGGTGAAGGCATGGAGGCCAAGGTGACGCTTGAGCTGACCTATCTGCTGGTGGAGAACGACGGTTCCCCGCTGCTGGAAGTGGACAAGCTGAACGGCGTCTACAAGGTCAACGGCGTGGATATGCTTGCAGGCATCTCCGAGCTGACCTGATAAGGCCGGAAAGTCAAAAGCGAAACGAGCAGGCTCTACTCTCTGCACAGGCGGAGGGTAGGGCCTGCGCCATATTCAAAAATCGAAAGGAGCAGCACTATGAGCGAAGAAAAGAACATGATGGCGGAGGCCAATGAGGAAACCGCGCAGATCACGCAGAACGAGCGCGTGATCGACCTGGGCAAGCCCTACAAGTTCGAGGGCACGGAATACACTTCCATCGACCTGAGCGGACTGGATAAGCTGACGGTGAAGGACGCCATCGACGCCCAGCGCCAGCTTTTCAACGAGCGGGAGGTGGCCGCCGCTATGCTGTGCGAGACCACGACCGCGTTTGCAAGGGCCATCGCCGCGAAGGCGGCGGAGCTGCCCATCGAGTTTTTCAAGCTGATGCCGCGCGGGGCCAGCCGCAAGGTGGCCGGTGTCGTGCGCAACTACATGAACGTGGATGCCGCGACGGAGAACCACGTGATGCAGCTTGAGGAGCCGTATCACTTCAAGGGCCAGACCTACACGGAGGTGGACCTGAACGGCATCGCGGACCTGAACAGCATGAACGAGAGCGAGGCAGAGAACCGGCTGGCACGCGCTGGCTTTATGGTGACGGAGACCTCCTTCAACTACCTGTTCGCCTGCATCCTTGCGAGCATGGCGACGGGCCTGCCGGAGGAGTTCTTCACGGGCCTGCCGCTGCGCGAGGTGCTGAAACTGAAAAACGCGGTGAACGACAGCGGTTTTTTCGAGTAAAGGGCGGGGCGAAAGCCTTACGCCAAGCGGCCATCCGCCTGTCAGCGGTCACGAGAACGGGCGTGGACTTCTACCTGAAACTGCCCGTCGAGGAGTTTATCGCGCTGAATAACGAGGTGGCGGAGGAATGGCACAGAACAAAACATTAGAGTTAAGCATCAAGATCGCCGGTAAGGTAGACAAAAGCCTGACGACGGCGATCAACCAGACCAATACCCTGATGGGGAGCCTGACCACCACCATGAGCAAGGTGGGCACGGCGGGGCTTGCGGCCATGGGGGCGCTGGCAACGGCGACCGTAGCCGGACTTGCCAAGTGCACCTCCGAGGCCGCGAAGCTGGAAAACAATATGTCTGCGATGGTGCGCTACGTGGACGGGCTGACGGAAAGCGCCACCACCAGCACCGAGCAGGCACAAAGCAACCTGAAAGCCATGAGGACCTATATCCAGGACCTCAGCACGCAGATACCACGGACCACCGAACAAATCTCCAAGATGTCGGCGGCCCTGGGCCAGTCCGGCATCGGTGCGGACCGGCAAATGAGCACGGGCATCCTGCGTGATACCGCCGTCGCCGCGACCGCTATGGACCTTGAAGACGACACGGCGGGCAACTACATGGCGAAGTGGGAGGCCGCCTTCAACTTCAACCATGACCAGGTAATGACGCTGATGGACCAGATCAACTACCTGGGCGCGAACAATGCCACGACGGCGGCGGAGATCGCGCAGAGCGTGAACCAGGCCGCGTCTATGGGCCAGATCGCGGGCGTGGACCCGTCGGCTACGGCGGCCATCGCCACGGCCATGCAGGCGACCGGCGTTGCGACGGACCGCGTGGGAACCAGCATTTCACGTATCTACACGAACATCAGCAAGGGGTCCAACGCCACAAAGGCACAGAAAGCCATGTGGGAGGAGCTGGGCTTCACCGCTGAGGGCATCGCAAGGTCCATGCAGAGCGACGGCATCGGGACGCTGAAATCGGTGTTCCAGGCCATCAACAATATGCCGGACGAGCGCAAGGTGGCTGCCCTGAACACTCTGTTTGGTCAGTGGGCCATCGAAGGCGGCGCGAAGATCACGCAGAACCTCGCGCTGCTTGAGAAGACGCTGGGCGAGGTCAACGACCCCGGCATCTATACGGGCAGTATGGAGCGGGAGTTCCTGATCGAGGCGAGCACGCCGGAAGCGGTCGATCTAATGCTGTCGAACGCGAAGGCGGCGCTGATGCAGGACATCGGCCAAGCGTTCCTTCCGGCAAAGAAGGAGTTCAGCCTGTCGATGATCGACTTCCTGAACCAGATCAGGAAGAATATGCCGGAGCTGACGACGCTGGCGAACTCACTGGGAAAGATCGCAAGCGACGGCGTGGAGCGCCTGGGCGACGCTATGGAGCGGGCGCTGCCCTACATCCAGAGAGGGCTTGACTACCTGGCGAACAACGGGCCGCAGGTGGCCTCGACGCTGGGCAAGCTGGCGGCGGTGTTCGTGGGCATGAAGTTCGCGCCGGGCATCGAAAGCCTTTTGAGCGGCGCGGGGAACCTGCTGCTGGGCGGCTCTGTCGGCGGCAGCGGAAAACGCACCGGCGGTCTGCTGGGCGGCATCAAGAGCCTGTTCCGGGGCGGACAGAAGGCGGCGGGCACGGCTGGCGGCTTCCTCTCCACCTTCGGCGGCGCGGCCAGCGGAAACGGCTTTTTCCAAACACTGGGGAGCGTGGCATCCAGCCTGATCTCCGGCAACGGCATCAAGGGCACGGCGGGG